GAAACATTCACAACACTAAAAGGTTTATATAAGTTTGATGAGATCTTCCAGTGGGCTACAATGATTGTAGAGTTCTACTTTGGTGGACAGCTTGCGAAGCCTAATTAATCTGATATACTAATACAAACCAATAACTGGATTTAATATGAAGTATAAATCAGTCTTGGTGATTTCGGATCTACATATTCCGTATCACCATCCGGATGCTTTTGAATTTCTCAAAGCACTCAAGAAGAAATACAAACCTGATCTCGTTGTTAATATTGGTGATGAGATCGATCAACATAGTATCAGCATGCATGATTCTAATCCTGACTTACCATCCTCCGGGGATGAGTTACGCCTAGCCAGGACATACGTTAAAGACCTAGAAAAGATCTTTCCTGAGATGACCATCGTGCATTCCAATCACTCATCATTGATTTACAGACGCGCATTGAAGCATGGCTTGAGTGCTGAGTATCTGAAATCATACAATGAGTTCTTACAAGTTGGCCCAGGATGGCAGTGGGTAGACGACTTGACTATTACACTATCCGATGGACAGCGTTGTTTCTTTACGCATGGCATGTCCGCGAACGTATTACAAGTGGCTATGCAGATGGGCATGAATACGATTCAGGGCCACTATCATACGAAGTTTAGTATCGGATACTTTTCTAATCCTGATAAGTTAGTTTGGGGTATGCAAACAGGATGTCTCATCAATCAAAAATCTATGGCATTTGATTATGCTAAAAACTTTAAGACTCGGTTCATCGTAGGGTGTGGTATGATCCTCGATGGTCAACCAAAACTCATGCCAATGGTATTGAAAGATGGGGGACGATGGACGAAACAGATCGTTTAGACAAAGACATCTCAGAATTAGATTCAGAACAAGCAGAAATCATTGATGGATTGATTGGTAAAAAGATTTGGAACATAGAAATCATAGAAAGTGAAGAAGAATCTGCAATCAAAATACAATTCTCTGAGGATGAGACAGATTACATTCTAATTTATGGGGAAAATATGGATATGTATGTATTAAACCCTAAACCTAAGGTCACACACTGAAAATTGACCTTTGTAATCGCTCTGTGTTGCACGATCTCATGTCAACCTAGGCTACCCCCTCAGAAAAACACGATCGTTTTACCACGGGCTTTATCAAAAGCCAGGGACGTATATCTTAGTTACAGTACACAACTCCATTACAATTTGTACATCTCATCAACTTACCTTCACCATCATAGACAAAAAATGTCTCACATGCATAACTAAAAAGGGGAATCACCATAATGATCAAGCATGTCTTGATAGCTAAGCTTTTCTTCTTCAGGTATTTCTTCATTGTATATTTCCTCTACATTACATTCGGGTCTTAATTTAACAAATCGCTCCGCACTTTCCTTGTCATAGAATGCGCGGATTGATTCGCCATACTCATCTGTTACTATAAATTTAAATTCCATCCGTCTTTTGCTACTTTCTGTAGTACTGTGTCATAACTTATGTTAGCAACATCTAAACACAATTGCAACAATTTATTATCCTCGTCACATAACCACTCTGTTGCATCATATCGATCACGCATGGAGCTTTCTCGATATGTAGCATCTTGGATGGCCTGTAATAAAATAGCAATTAGAAGTGTTGCGTTTCTGTTATGAACGTTTGGATTTGATACATCAAATAACGCTGAGTCAACTGCTAAGTTTTTATCGCTCATTAAATTACCTTTCTTTCATGTTTTTACTGATGCGTATTACACGTATTACATACATAATATAAACTCATTTAATAGGAGAAATACTATGTGGACAAAACCAACAGCAACTGAAATGCGCTTCGGCTTTGAAGTAACAATGTACGTTTGCAACAAGTAATTATTGTACATTTAATAATTATGGGCCTAGGTGACTAGGCCTTTAATTATGTCTTGGATCTCATTCTTAACTGCCATGTAAATCTCAGGACCTAACACAGTCAATTCTTTTTTGTTTGCTTCAAAGAATGCCTGTAACTTTTCAATCTTAACTTCTCTATCAATCTTTGCTCCCCCAATCAACCTTGACATTTGCATCATTTGCTGTTTCATGTCATCGCGATCTTTAACAACCACTGGATCTTTGCCAGGTAGATTGAGGGTGATTACTTTTTTACATCAGGTGCCTGGGCTTGTGCCTTAGGTGCTGGTGCTTTTGTGGCTGCATTACCGTCATCATCTTCAGGTGCAATGCCGCATGATGCCATCAAGCTGTAACGTCTAGCATAAGTTAATGCTGAGCCATAGCCTTGTGCATTGTGCTTGTCAGCAGGCACTGTGATCACGCCACCTGTCAACTGCTCACCTGATTCATGTAAAAAGATTGTTTCTACTTTCACACCATTCTCACAGTCATGGGTCTTTTGTATCAGTGCAAACCCATGGTTATTCAGTGAATCTAAAACTGCTTCCACACAGCCTGCTAGATCAACGTACTTCGATCTAAAGTGTGGGTTAGTTGATGTTTTAAGAGCCGGTGCAAACTCTTTTTGTGCGTCTACGAATGCCTTAGCAATCACCGAAGTTTTCTGTGCTTCCATTTTTATCTCCAAAGTAAATTTTCATTATTGCTTTACGACGTGCTTTTGATTTCACACGTGTATCCACAATGCCTTTAAAGAAGAAGTCATCTACGGCTTCTTCCTGTTCTTGTTGCTCTAACTGTTGGATAAAACCCCAAAAGTCAGCCCCTTCATAACCAAAGTTATCCATTATATTTAATCCTCAAGTTAGTATTGCGGACAGTCCTGGCTTCCTTGGCAGGTATAATTTTCTCAGGGACAGCTTTAAAACTAATCTCACCCCAAGTCACTTGATACTTACCGGCTTGTGCGTACTTCCTGTCTGCCATTTGAGACATGATCTCAGCTTGCATACGTTTAAGATCTTCTTCTTTATCCTTGATCTCTGCACGTGTATCAATAATCTTTTCAACCATGTCTTCCATTTCATGAAGTTCAACCCATTCCTCTGTCGATTGATCGTATACAGATTGAGCGTCTTTTGGACTTTCAATGGGATACCATTCAATCTCTTGATTATCTTCATACTTAATGAGTCTGCGCTTGTAATCAATAGCGGCCTCTGCAATCTGTTGCTGTACTTCTGCATCTTCTTTGAATAAAAAGATACGTAATTGTACACCACGATAAAGCACTGCCACTAAGCCCCACTTGGCACCTGTACACATCATCTGTGCCTGTAACTGCAAGCGTCCACGATAGTCCGGGAGTTCAATATCAATGTCTTGGCCTGTGAGTTTAGCTTCTACAATGCCATCGCCTTCAAGTGTTAACTCATCAGCGTTTTGTATAAAGATATTACTGCCCGGATTACTCATGATTGTATTGCCATGACCTTGAACCATGCCGTCAAGTGATACAGCTAGAGGTAAGTCTTTATGAAAAAATGCTTTATTAAACGTCGTTTTAGGATTTCCCAAACCGAGTCTTGCACATGATTCATTAAGAATTTCTACTTCAAATTTATTACCCCAGCCTATGGCTTCATGCGTTGGTGGTGGCGGCTGAATGCCTGACATGATGTCAATGGCTCGTTTGAGTAAGTCATTAGGTGTTTGATATGGATTACGTCCAAGCACTGTTGGTACTTGCGAACCCGAGAGAATGTCATCAGGCGTTAACTTGCCTTCAGCCACTTTAGAGTTGTTTGATTTTGACATTTGCTGTCCTTATAAAATTATAAACATGTACTTCTTTGAAAAAACTACCGCGCATTGTTTTGAAACCAAGCTGATTAAGTCGCTCAGCTACTTTCTTATTGCTGATAGTTTGCTTGTGTTTGAGTCCTTTTTTGCGAAAGCCTATGTCATTACAAAGCTGTTCAAAAATAGGCATCATCTTTTCACGATACAATTCAGCTTTTTGCTTTAAGCGTTCACCGCCTCGAGCAGATGCAAAATTGATCTTGTCAAGTGGCGCGCCCAAACGGACGCCCCTGGCTTTCGCCGCCGCTAGGGCCTCTTTGGTACGTCTTGAGATTAAATCAGCTTCATGTTCAGCCATCATAGCTTCAATTTGCCATTCAAGCTTTGACTTATGCTCATGCCCAGCCACAACCAAAGGCACTTGATTTTTAAGCAAGCCACTGATAAAAAACAGATCACGCGCTAGGCGGTCTGTTCTAGCTATCAGTAACTTACATTTAAGTGAGCCTATATCTTTGATCAAGGCTAAGGCTCTATGCAATTGAGGGCGTTGATCTACACTTACTTTTTTTCCGCTTTCATAGTCAATAAATTCAGCATGTAATTCACCTTTATGCTGTTTGATATGATCCATTACAAGCGCGCGTTGTGCTTCAATTCCTAAGCCACTATCGCGTTGTTCTTTAGTAGATACCCTTAAATAAGTAATATATAGCATTTATAAACCCCCAAATTCTAGCAAGGCAAAAAACAGAATGCTTATACATAAGTACATTATTATGGTTTCTTTATCCATGATATTTCCTTATATGGTTATAGTTATGTCACGGACGCGCTCGCGCGCGTTTCGTCCAATTAGGACTCGTCAGCGTGACTGAGTTGTTCAATCTTATCAATTAAATCGTCTAATAATTCATTTTGGTTGTTGTAGCATTCAGAAACAATGCCGTTGCGTAAGTCTTTTAAATCAAAATAAATGTCTAATAATTGTTCTTGCATGATTTTCTCCTTAATAAGAAAGTTGTGATTTAGCAAACTCTATAGAATCCCTGTATTTTTGGTCTTTGTAATACCAATCAAACAAACTGTTTGCGATCTCGTGGTAATTGACATCATTTAAGAACGCTAGAGCGTAAGATGCGCATAGGCTTGAGTCATTAACATCAGTTAAAACAACTTCCTCAACATAGTCTTTTAGGTATCTCATGAGTGCTACTGCATCGTGGCATTCATTCTCAATGATCTCTCTAAGTTCTGACATGTCAAACTCACAGACCTCAAGTCTGATTCTCCATGTCGCATAGTTTGTCCAACCTTGATAAGTTTTATCTTCCATTATTTGATCTCCTTGTCAGTCACATTAATTAATTCAAAATCTTCTCTATAGTCATTCTTACCAACTTCTATGAATTT